AGGGTATCAATGGCAAAGTTGGGAAAAGTGATCATAAAAGTTGTCAATGAAGAGCATGATAGAGCAGAATGGACACACATCTCTTACATTGATGACGATCTGTACAAGAGATTTATGAGAGCAAAAACTCTTGAAACCACAGATCTTAATGATATCATTTCAAGATGGGCAAAGGAAGATTTTAATATTCATCTGGCTATGTCCTCTAAGAATGATATAAAGGTTCTCAAGGAACTGGTGAAAGATTTCTACAGAAGAGCTCACCCTGAGCTGTATATTGAGAGCAATACGGATCGTCAGGGCTGGTTCAGAGTATGGCTGACAAGAAAAATGAAGGAGGAATTGAACATTTATGGAGAAGAGTGTTTCTAAAGAACAGATGAACAAGTTACCCTACATCATTGCGGTTGATTTTGATGGTACTCTGGTTGAGGATAAGTTTCCTGAGATTGGAGAACCCATTGAATACACTTGGGACAAGGTAAGAGAAGCCATTGATAAGGGTGCAAAGATAATTCTCTGGACAAGCAGAGATAATGAAAGACTGAAAGCTGCAGTTGAGTTCTGCACGGAGAGAGGATTGCATTTTGATGCTATCAATGATAATCTTGATGAGTGTAAGATTCTCTTCAACAACAGTACAAGAAAGGTATATGCAAATGAATACTGGGATGACAAAGCAATAGCAGGGTTCTGTCGCACAGAGTCTATTCTTGTAAAGAATGACGGCGATGATGAGATATGGTAGAATCAGTATTGCAGAGTAAAGTCCTCAGATATCTGAATTCTCTCCCTCAATGTGTAGCAGAGAATGTAAGTGGAAATGCAAAGCAGAGTGGGAGAGCAGATATCAATGGCTGTTACAAAGGAAAATGTTTCAAGATAGAACTTAAAAGCCCAGATACAGGGTATCAGCCTACTAAACAGCAAAAGTTGTATCTGAAGAAGTGGCAAGCAGCCGGAGCTCTTGTTGGTATCTGCTACTCAATAGAAGATGTAAAGGAGGTATTGAAAATTGACCAAGATTGAAGAAGCTGTCTTAGAAATTGATGGAAAAATTGCTTATGCAGATGCAACTGGTAACATGGAATCTAAGAGAGAACTGTGTGAGATCAAGAGTATTCTCAATGTAGCTATTCTTGCAAAAGAAAAAGAGCATCTCTGTGTAAAGTGTAGCAGAGGTGATCTGGGAAATTGCTTTCAGAAGCCTAACATGGTCATTAACAGAAAAGTAGTCACATGTACAATGTTTAGGAGTTGACATGAAATTTAATGAGCTTACACCACAAGAAAAGATAGATTATGCAGCAAGATATGTTATAGTTCATTCAATTATCTATTATGAGCTTAATGAATCTGTTATCTCAGATAAATTATTTGACAAGAAATCAGCACATCTTGTAAAGCTGATGAAGAAATACCCTGAAGAAACGGAAAACAGTGAGTATTATAGAGCAATCTATGATTTTGACGGTTCTACAGGGTTTTTACTTTATCATAGACTAAAGAAATCTCAACGTAGATATCTCAAACAGATAGCAAGACATGTTATAAGACTCTATAAACAATCAAGTAAAGGAGGAGGACTATGAGTTATTTGGAAGAAGTTGAAGAGCAAGAGGACAGAGAAAGAAAAGAAAGAATAGAAAAGAACAAGAAATTCTTTGAATCTTTGTCTGATAAAGAAAAATTCCACCTCTTATGGAAAGAGTATACCGAAAAGCACATTGATGGGTATTTCTAGGAGGTTTTTATGAGATTCAAAACAAAACCATGGGAACATCAGAAAAAGGCTCTAAAATACCTCATGAAAAGGGATGCTGCTGCCTTGTATACTGACATGGGAACAGGAAAAACAAAAGTCATGATAGATCTAATACAGAACCGAAAATTCAAGAGGGTTCTTGTTGTTGCCACATACAAAGCCTGTGAAGTGTGGGAACAGCAAATATCTATACACGGAATAGATGGGTTATTTGACGTATACAGGCTCAACAACCTTTCCACGGCAAAAGTTATCGATAAACTTAAAACAATCCCTAAAATCACGACCACAGCTTCCCAGGATAAGATCTATGTATTTATTATAAATTACGAAAAGATATGGAGGCATGGCATTGACCGGATGTTTCTTAGAAAAACACTTGGTATTGATTGTGTAATTTGTGACGAGAGCCATAGAATAAAGTCTCCCAGGAGCAATTGCTCAAGATATCTTAGCATACTAGGACAGAAAGTTTCTCACAGATATCTTGTAACAGGATCTCCTTTAGCTGAAAATCCTGTGGATGTGTATGCACAATATAGATTCCTGGATCCAAAGATATTTGGTACAAATTTCACAGAATTTAGAAATGAATATGAAAATGTAGATGTTGATCTTTCTGCAGCAATGGGATTCAGAATGCTTGATAAGAAGAACCCATACAAGAATCTTGACAGACTGAGGGAGAAGATGTACAGCTGTGCTTTCTATATTGAATCTTCTGTAGAACTTCCGAAGCAAACAGATATTAAATGGAGCTTTATGTTACCTACTAAATCTGAAAAGCTCTATCACAGCATAGTGAAAGAGAAGATTGCAGAGCTGAATGGAAAATACATGGAATCTTCAAATGCTCTAACACTTGTTCTCAGGCTTCAACAACTCACTTCTGGGTATCTTGTTGTTGAAGATTTTGACACAAAGGAGAAATCTATAGTCAATGTAGATCATGCTAGGAGAGAGGAATTTCTTTCATTGCTTGAACAATTTCCAGAGAAAGAACCCATTGTTGTTTTTGCAGCTTACAGAAAAGATCTTAAGAATATAAGATTAATCTGTAGAAAGATGGGTGTGAAGTGTAGTGAGCTGAGTGGAAAAGAAGATACCATGAATGATTGGAAAGCAGGTAAGACAAGAGTGCTTGCTGTTCAATATAGCTCAGGTTCAGAGTCTATTGATCTCACCCGTTCTAGATATTGTATATATTACAGCTTACCAAGAAGATTAGCTCTGTATGAGCAATCTAGAAAAAGAATACATCGTCCAGGTCAGACAAGACCTGTGTATTATTACATAATGATGGCGAAACTCAGAAAGGGAAAGAGCATAGATGAAAAAATGTTTGAAGCCCTACAAGCAAAGAAAAAAATCGTTGACTATGTGGTCAAGGAGGGATGGGAATGAGAGCCTTTCAGTGCAGTATATGTGAAAATCTCTATGACATGGATGAGAGATGTGCTTGTGGAGTTGGTATAGATCCAAGACCCAATCATAGAGAAAAAAGTGATGTAGAACTGTGCAAAAGAGAATTTAAGAGATTACCGGAAGAAAAGGTGTGGCATGAAAAATTTCACTGGGAATAGGAGAAGAATTTATGGCAAAGAAACATTATGATAGTAAGAATGACATTCTAAGAAGAATGAGAGAAGTTGAAAAAGTACAGAACAGAGCTGATAAAGCTGTAGCAGCAAGCTGGTCTGCATTTATGATGTTGGGTCTTCTTACCCTGTATGAAGACTGTGGATTTAGAGAGAAAAGATTGAATGCATTCATAGAAGGTATTCACAAAAGAAATGGTCAATTTGATAGAGGAGAAATCTCGCTTGATGATATAAAGAAACAGCTGTATGAGAAAGCCGGAATCATAGTCGAACAGCCAGAACCATAAAAGACAGGGCTTATCACCCTGTCTTGATTATTTTTGCAATGACACATTTTTCTTTATTCTTTTGGTCTACTCTTATGACCAAGCCTGAGTCGAAAAGATATTTGTAGTGATATCTTCTTGTGTGCTGATATCCTGTCACAACTACTTTCTGTATGAATTCATTCTTGAGATTTGCTCCTTCGAATGTTTTGTTGATAATCATGGTTATTTTCCTCCAAATTTCGGTATATAGTCGGTGCGCATGCTGAGTACGCATTCTCCCTCGCTGTTATGAATCATGCCTTTGGCTTCCTCTTCTGTGTCATACCAAAGTACATATTCATCTTTCACATTTTCAGTAAGATGCGTGCCATAAGGTCCTCTCTGATAAGCATAATATCCTACACTTGCTTCTCCAAGAGAATTCAGGTATATTGATGCTACACAGTATTTTAAGCAGCTTTTCATAGTATTTTTCCTCCTTTAATGCTCATAGAATTTATTCATAAAGTCAAACACAGATGCTCTAAACTGTGTCTTTCCTCTTTTTCTGAAGCACTGAATACCACCATTCTTACCAATTACACAGTGTCTATGTTTTCTGCAGATAACTTCAGCCATGGTTCCTTCATCATCTTTCCTGCCAGTTACAAAGTAAAGGAACACAATACCAAATTCTTCTTCCTCTGTAACTTTCCATTCCTTCACTTCATAGTTGTCACTGTTGTAGTAATCAAATTCAGGGATTGCTTTCTTGATCTTTTCAATTGTAAGTTCCTGTGCCTTTGTCATATCTTTTTCCTCCATTTGGTGAGTCTTCTTACTTTTCATGCTTGGAACTAATTGTCTTCAACTGCTCCTGCATTACTGCTTCAGGTAGGTATCACCCTTTCCTTATGAATTCATCATACTCTCATATGGGAGAAATGTAAAGAGTTTTTAGAAAATTTTCAAAGAAAAATTTTTAGCTCTAGTGTCACATTATCTGATTCCCATCCTCATCAAAAAGAACAGCAAAAGGCTGATTTGTTCT